ACTCCTTTGAATAATTAATGTAATACCTTGCCTTTCCATTCTTCCTGTCTCGGTACTGACAGCACCGACTATCAAACTCAAAACCAACCTTGCCTTCGTACATACCGTTTCGATTCTTAAGAACCTCTAGATACATATCCCACTGCTTGGTGTACTGCTCATCAGGCTCTTCACCTAGCATTTCAGCCTGCTCAATCTGCTCAGATTTTCTTTTGTTTTTCCAAACACTTATGAATCCGTCCGCAAGATCAGTAATCGATCCTGAACCCTTAACGTCATATTTGTTTGGGGCGGAATACTCTGATTCGCCTTTACGAACGTGAGTTACGATAAATATCGTTACCGGAAATGCCAGCTTAAAATTAACAAGCTTCTCTATAAATCTTTGCTGTCCTTCATAGTCATCTTGGCGAACCATATTAGTTAAGGAATCGACAACAAACGTAGTGATACCGTAACGGCGATATGCATACTCGAAACAAGACATCAGGTCTTCAGGCTTAGGAGTTAGCTTATCGACAAACAACCATAGGTTTGGACACATCCATTCTAATAATTTTTTTCTGTAGGGTTGTGGTGGAGCTTCAGAACCCGCCGCCTGACGGATCATCCGACCCATCGTTGCCTTAGGTGTCATCTCCATCGATGCAATTAGAACCTTTTGATCTTGCTCAACTGCATTCAAAGACAATTGATTTAGCCACATGGATTTACCATGACCATTGATGCCGCAGACACCCCACAACTCATTAGGTCTAAACTTTATGTCTTCTTCGTCTAACTTCGCCCAACCTGACCCAAAGCCTTGCGTGTCATCCATCTTATTTTCAAAGTAGTCGTCGATCTCTGCTTCAAAATCCAACACCGATCTAAGTGTCTCAGGGTCTTTCCATCGAGCCTCTTCATATGCACACTTCAGCATCCACTGAGCTTGTTCATATCCTTCTTTTTCAAGTAACTCGTTGATGTCTTTGGTGGGTAGGTTTACGCGATAACATCGGTCACCAAGGCGAGACATAATTTCTGCGGCGGCAAGCTCCCCTTGTTCATCCATGTCAGTAGCGATAAGAATCTCTTCGAATCTGGCAAGGTTGTCGTATTCATGAGCTATCCACTTGGTTTGCTTGGCACCCTTACCTCCACCCATTGGTACGGACAGGGCAGGGAAACCTAATTCACCACAAGCAATCGCATCCCATTCACCCTCAGTAATCCAAACCTTTCGGGCATCATCCGGCATGGCTTGCCAGCCAAACAAAATTGGCTTCAGGTCTTTCTGAGTAGAAGGATTACCATCATGATTAATAGGCTTAGTCTTGAGGAATGTTTCTTTACCTTGAGTATCAAGGAAGGGAAACACTACATCCTGTCCTCCCCTTGAATCTGTCTCATAGATCTTCCATCTAAAGCAGATCTCCCCTACATCTTTAAAGCCTCTCTTCTCCATGTATTCATGAAGATGTTGATGTTGATTCTTTGGGGGTGGCTTGGGTTGGGTGTAGTTCTTTTTTTCCGCCGGAGCAACTTTTTTGGCGGGCGTGTTGTCTCTAATACCATATCGTTTCTTCGCCCATTCCATAGCATCAACAAGAGTCATACCTTGGCTGTACATAATTAGGTCAAGCAGATCACCACCTTCACCAGTACTAAAGTCCATCCACTTACCGCACTGATCACCGTTGAGATAGACAGACATGCTCCTGCCTTTTTCTCCCTGAATGCTGCCAATCTTGTAGCACCCAGACTCAACACGTCCGTCTGGATATAGTTCATTACATAATCCTGCGGCATGAGGTGCTAGGCTCTGGGCTAGCGTTTTTACGTCCATCATTTCACTGCCCCCAATAGATCATTCTTTCTATCGTGACCCTGAAAGCACTTGAGTGATGACCAATCTGGCTTACCGATGGACTGCCAGCCTCTGGCGATTGCGTTATCCACAACGCCGGAGAGATCAAAGCCCTCTTTCTTAAATACTAAGAAGTCCTGAGAAATTGTGGTAATCATCTTCTTAGCAGGCTTTCTGCCTTTACGGTCCTCTAACTTGTATTCCCACCATTTAGCCCAAGACTGTTTTGATATACCTTCTGGTGGATTGTTAAGGAGAGATGAACGCCAGCATATTTGTTCTTTGTTATGTTCTTTAGTAATAATATTTGTTCTTTGGGTTTGATTTACTTGATCTGGGTTTACTTGATCTGGGTTTTGATGATCTAGTGGAAAACGACCTCTCATATCAGTAACTAACCAGTCCCATCGGATAACGTGACCGCTTTCGTTTCTAATTACTTGCCTTCGGATATACTCAGCACGCTCTAACTCATCAGTAATGCGGGTCATCTTTACGTTACCGACACCAAAAACTGTGCAGAGTTGATTGTTAGTTATTTGCCAGTCATCGACATGGCTTAAAAGGTAGACAAGAACTCCAAGGGATTCGGGGCTAAGTCCGTCGCCTCTGTACTCGCTGGCGGAAAATCCGCCTCTTAGGAGTAAGTTGGGGATTCGGGTGTAATAATCTTGTTTAAGATTGGCGGGACGAAAAATCATTAATGAGACGGCTCCATGTAAAATTCATTTGAGCAGAGATAATAATGTGCATGTATTCTTTTGGCAAATTTATTTGTCTGTGCATCTTGTTTTATGATTTTTAATATGGAAAATCTTTAGGTACATGGAGGAGAGACAATGGAAGAACCACATAATAAAAAAAAACAAAAGAGCTGCGATCTTTAAAGATGCTCTTGATCGTGCAGGAATCCCAGAATGGGGAAGGGGTGCCAGCATAGTAAAACAGACAGGCTGTAGTCCCGCGTCTGCACAGGCGTGGATTCGAGGAAGCTTGCCAAGTGATGGTGAGCGAATCGTAGAGCTTTGTGATCTATATAATATAGATTTATATCAATGGGTTACGTTGCAATCCCGCAACAACATCAATCCTCAAATCAACACAATGATTGAAGCAATTATTTATGTGAAAGACTTTGAGGAAAAATCAAACTTTACCCTTACTCCGGCACAGTTCGCACACTTGTGTGCTGCTTACCTTGATGAAGATAAAAGAGCGAATATTGATGAAATCGTAAGCATACTAGGAAAGGACTAGCGCAGAAGGAGAAGCATGGAGAAAGGTCGAGGTAGAAGACTGAGCTGTAAAGAAGTAGCTAAATTAATTCAAAAAATGCCTGAACTTAATGGGGTTTTTGGCGAGCTGACCGAAAACAGTAAAACATGGATGGTGTATGTGAACAGCTTGACTGATGTTGAGTGTAGTAAATAATCTATTAGTGTTGAAATAAATCTACAAGGTGGTAATATATCTTCTGAACTAACGGAGATATATACATGGATATGCTTACCCGCGCCCAAATCTGGGCGGACTTATCTAATATAGATGTAGCACCTTTCTGCACTGAGACTGAGATTATTGAGGATAAAGTCCTCACATATCTTCCTTGGATGAAAGCTCACGAAATTATGATGGGCGCATTTCCAGAATATCACTGGGAATTTACCGAAGACCCTGACGGTCGTGAGTGCCATTACTTTAACGACGGTTCTGCCGAAGTCCGTTGTCGCATGACTATTGGTGGACAAACCAATATTACCTACCTTCCCGTTCACCGATCTGGGAAAGCCATAGACCAACCCTCAGCAACCGACATCAACACTGCTAAGCAGAGATGTCGTGTTAAAGCTATGGGTGAGTTTGGTTTGGGCTACACCATGTGGATTAGTTCTCAAATAAAAGAAATAGAAGAAGCAGAAGAGCCAGTTGTTGAAGAGGTAAGTGAAGAAGAAAAGATTATAGAGGTCTGGAAACTCTGCAAGTTTGATGAAGCTAAGACGCTTTCACAGGCACAAAAGAAATACGACAAACTTAAAACTCAGTTAGCCAACAGAGGTCTGACTGACGATGGTGTCTATTGGGCAAAGCTTTGTGAGCGGCGAGGATGGAGGGCTTCTAAATGAGCTTAGCTGTCCAAGGATCACCTCAATGGCACGCGGCTAGAGCCGGTAAGATTAAGGCTTCAGTTTGCGCGGCATTTGAAGGCAAGCACCCGTACATGAAACCTGCTGACTTGGTTCGCCAAGAGGTCAGGGCTTTAGCTGGTGCTGAGTCTGAATTTAAAATGGTTCCGGCTGTTGCTCACGGTCAAATGATGGAAGATCACGCCCGTATCTTTTTAGAAAACCTGCAAGGTTACACAGTTGAAGAAACAGGTTTGGTTGTTCATCGTGAACATGAATTTATAGCTGCAAGTCCTGATGGTCTAGTTGGTATAGACGGATGTGTTGAGATTAAGTGTCCGTTCCCTCAATACACCAAGACTCCCTACTCAATATTCGATAAGAAGCGAAGCATGTATCTAATGCAGGTGTATATGCAGATGGAAGTGCTTGATGTTGAGTGGTGTGATTTTATTTGTTACCTCGCAAAAAATGAAACGGCAGAACCCCAATATACGTTAGAGAGAGTCCATCGTAAGGAAGACTTTCTGACTGAACTGCTGAGCCGCAAGTATCTGCCACAACCAGAGAAAGGAACCATCTCTCGCTTAGATCTTTATAGGTGCTGGCATAACTGGATACAAGAGCAACACAGAGATGAGGTGATCAGAGCCGGTCATGTAAAAAGTATTGAAGTTGATGCTCCAGAAGTCATTAAAACTGACGAGGAGCTGAATCGTTTGACTGCAATGCAAAACAGAATTTCAGATATTAAGTCACGCATCAGTGACGATCTAGAAACCTTGGATGTTCTGGGTAAGACCAGTGAATCCCTGAAAAAAGATATTGCCGAGCGGTACAAAGGTTCTGTCAGTAATGGCAAGACAACCGTCAAGGTGATTATGAAGAACCCTCCTATTGATTACCGCAAAGCGTTTGAGTTTTTAGGTGGGGAAGATGCGGTGCTTAACAAAGACGAGTCCATCGATTCATTTAGAAGAACGACGGGCACGATGCAAATACAAATTCAACATGGAGAGCAGTAGAGATGCAAAATAAACCAACAGCATTTGAATCGTTAAAAGCAGGCAAGGGTCGTCTATACCCAATGCCAAAAGAGAAGCGCATTGAAGAGTGGAACCGTCTCAAGCAGTACGACTGGGCTACCAAGGCGCATGTTCCTAAGTTTGACGGCTTTATTAAAGTCAGTCGTGAATTAGTCGCAGATCTGCAGTCTGCACTTGATGTGCATGGTGGCAATGACTTCCGATACAACATCAAAGTGTGTGAGCAAATGGGTGATGACGGAAACCTTCAGCAGTTAAATGTTGACTACTGGATTCCCAAACCCAATCCGAATACGGCTAGCGTTTCTCAAACAACAACTAATTCTGTCGATGACTTCGACGACGACCTACCTTTCTAAGGACTTCTCATGCCATTAAGAATTACCCGATCAGCTGGCTCCGTATTTTATGGCGGAGAAAGTCTCGATCCAAACAACCTTGAGGGATCTTTTGATCACCGAGTGTGGGTTCGTGGGGTGATTGACTTGGATGGCAGGCACGAAACTCTCCTTAACGTTCATTCAAAGCGTCAAGGACATCAGGAGCATGTCTTAAAGGCTGGAGATGAAGGTCTCCAGCTAACTGATGATGTGTTTGTCGAGATGACAGGTATACAGCCTTACTATGTAAGACCAAACGTGCCTTGCCCAGAGTGCGGAAGGAGCGGAGAACAAAGCGCAAGCTCGTTCATGCTGCCTCAAGCCAAGCTTTGTATAGGCGCACCCCGAAAATATCAAATAGTGCGTGACGACGCGAGGAAAAAGAAATGAGTGAACAACCACAAATCATCTCTATAGATGACACCCCGTATTTAATTGACGACCTTAGTGATAGCTGCAAAGAGAAGCTTGGAGCTTCGCAGCAGGCTAAGCAAGCCGTTGGAATGTTTGCCGCATTGATTCAAGCGGCACAAAAAGGTGCGGATCTTGATTTTAAAGAAGCTGTAAAGCTTCTACCTGATCCTTATCAGCCAGAAGAAGCTGCTGAAGAGACGGAAGTTGTAGACAACCGTCACTAAATCTCCCCTAAAGGGTATGGGCGTTTCCTCCTCACGTCCTTTTTATACAGGCTTGGTCTACCTGTCCCTTGAAACAGACCTTTATTAATGAGATTGGAGCATGGTAACCTGCCATTGCTGTTGGTCTCTTCACGGAGACGAATATGAAATTAACATTTAAAGAAATAACTGATCGTTATTTGGCACAACCAAGCGCACATAACGATGAGAAGCAGAGAACTACGGTAGTTGTTGCTAACAACCTTGTTAAGGTTTTTGGTGATAAGCCGATTAAAGCATTCGAAAAGATCGCACTTTTTGATAACTTTATTGAAAATCTGCGGGTACAACCATCTAAGAGGAAAATTGGTCAAAGAGTCAGTAATAGCTGGGTCAACAAGCACACAATTATTATGCGGGCTATTCTCAACTATGCTTACAGTAAAGAGCACATCGATAGAGTGCCTAAGCTGTCTGTGTTGCCAGAGACGAAGAGCAAGATCTTTCTTCAGCCTCAACAGGTTCTTGATCTTATTGGAAGCTTGGATGAATTAAGAGCAGATCAAGTTCGATTTGCAGTAGCGACAGGATTGCGAAAGACGAACATCAGACTTTTGAAGTGGGAACAAATATCAGAAGATTTGTCGTCACTACTTGTTGATGGGAAAGATGCCAAGATGGGCGAGGATATCCTCATCCCGTTAAACGCAGATGCTCGAGCAGTCTTGCTGCGACGAAAAGATTTAAACGATGCTCTAGTAAAGAAGCATAGGTATCTTCGCAACAAGATAGACTATGTTTTTGTTCAACAGTCAGGAGGTAAGACGAAGGTAGGAAATGTTTTAAGTGAAATCACAAACAACACCTACAGGAATGCGTGCAGAAAAGCTGGATTACCAGAAGGAACAACCTTTCACACCATGCGTCACACGTTTGCTAGCTGGCACATTGAAAACGGAACGAGCGAGATGGTTCTTATGGAGTTAGGGGGGTGGAAAGATCGTACTTCATTGCAACGATATGCTCATCTAAACCAAGCTCAAAGAAAGATTGCATCATCTAACATTGAAGGAATGCTGTAAAAACATTTGAAATATAAAATCGCGCAAGTCATTGATATATAAAGATAATCTTGACCTTAAATTGCTTCGTAAGCAATTGCTTGGGAAGCAGGTGATTGGTCTTTTTATTCATTTAAATCAATAACTTAGAGACCGGCAGCAAAGACTCTTGCGCGCACAACTGGAGACTAAGAATGGATATTAAAAAGCTAATTAAAGAAGCAAACGACTTTGCTGATTCAGCAATTTCAAATACAAGCGATGACCTTAAGACTATTGGAGATACATTTACTCAATGGGCTAACTCAGGATCATACAACTTAAACAATAAGCACTTACTTGCCTTAGGTCTTGTTATTGTTCTTTTGTTTATAGTGTTTTGAAATAACAAAAAATCATACGGCTAATTAAGAAAATGCATTAGTCGTCGTGGTAAAACAACACTACAATGCGCCCTCATTTGACTTTAATTTTGAGGGCGTTTTTGTATGTTGCTTGTTTGTTTCTGTGTTCTTTTTGGATTGGCGGCTATTGCTGCTGATGATTTAAATATTAATACTGAAGGTGGTAGACAGTTGCTGAGAACTGTTAAGTCCATCAGACAAATAAACTACCTGAATATTAAAGCGTACACAGTAAAACCAAGGAGTATTAGAGCGAGAATCAACCCGCCCCATGTATATTTGTCCGACCAGTCTTGACCTGAAATCATTCGAATATCTCCGTCGTTTCTGGATCTACGTATTTAGGTTTACAGTAAGCTCTTACGGGAACAGGAAATGCCTCTTTGAAAGTAATCCCTGCGGTTCCTTCAATACCTTGTAGGCTAATACTTCGGGCAAAGTATGTGCATTTATTTACATCAGCCCACACACCATATTCTTCTGTCTCTATAACAAGACTGTCAGCAGTCAGCGTTTCAAGCATTAATGCAAAAACTAACTGCTTCATCTTATAACTACACTATTAACATCAACCCACTGGACCTGACATTTGCAGTCAACGGGTTCGTATTTATTGCTAGGTCTTGATAACTCCTGACACATATAAATGCAGTGTGACTTTTTCAGGTAATAAAGTGTCTGCTCAGCGACCACTTCGCCGTTGACGAAAAACAGTAAAGCAAACACCATCTTCATTACTGTTTAGCCAACAACGCCTGTACTAATGCCTGTATCTGCTCATTAGTTTTTTCTTGAATTTTTTCTTGTCTAGCCAATGACTCTACGATTGCATCAACTTTAGTCTCTGTTACAGCCTGTGCCTGTCCGTTAGCCTGTGCTTTCTTAGCAGTCTCTTTAACTATGACTTCGATTCTTTTAACTTCCTTAGTAGTAGTCTCTGCGTTAGCTTGTGCTGCACCATAAGAAATAGCACCAACGAATAATGAAACGACTAATGGAATTGCCCACGTTGGGATTACGATACCTTTCTCTGACATGATTTATCTCTCTCTGTTAATTAATTCTTAATACCTTTTTCAGCTTTCCTGTAAGCCTTGTTGTAAATGTCGAATATTTTGTTTTCATTTTCTAGCAGTTGTTCAAGTAACTCTCGGCGGCGTTTATCTGAAATATCCTGTCGCTCAACAATCTTTCGCGTTCTGGATATGTTTCTCAGATCTCTATTAGACATTTTGTACAGGCTGTTTTTACCGCCATCTATAACCGGAACAAATGACCGATACTTGACGCGAAGATCATCTAGCTCTGCTTGATCCGCTGCCTCTTTAAACTTAGCCTCAATCTTTCTGGTCTCATCCCAGTTTGCATAAAACTCAAACCGATCTTCATACTCAGAAGGGCTTTCAAAGAATGTTCCGACAATAGGCAGGTCTTGCTTTCTAAAATCCTCATCAGCCATCATTCTTGACGCAACGTCCGACGACTGACTCACAAAACGTCCTACACCACCCAAGAAGTATTCATACACATACTCCATCTTGTCTGGATTCATTGATATGTATCCGTCCGTGTACTTGTCTCCGCCTGTAGCATCATTTAAAAATTCTGCTGTTGCGGTAAACGCTTTGTCTGTAGACCTTCTTGAGTTGTAAGCGTTGGATCTTTCAACAATAAATGAGTTCTGCTCAATATAAATATCACTACCAAAGAAATTTTTGTTAGCTAGCATATCTAAATGGACTTCAAGTAGGTCAGGATAAAAACCTCTCATCTGCTCTTCCCAGCTATCCCCGCTCGACGGGGGAACGGGAACAAAATTAAGCAGCATATTTTCCCAAAGATTGACGGCGGACTCTTCTGGTGAATTAATACCAAAAGCTAGCTCAGCACCTAATCGACCTATATTTGTAAAGAAGTTGTAACCATAGGGTGCTGGTAGAGCAAACCCTTCTTCGCTGTTATACATGAACAATAATGAACGATTCTTTGCATGTTCAGGCAAATCTGCATAAACCTTCTCATCATCATCGTCATCTTCAGACATAAGAATATTTATAGCGGCTAATGTACCGCCCAAAGCAATCAGCCCAGCAGCAGTTTTTTGTGCTGTGGTGGCTTTTCCTGTATCACTACTTAGAGCTTGAGCTATGTTTACGTTACCCTGTACCGCAGCATTGAAGAACAAGAATCCTGCATTGACTACTGCGGTGTTCTCACCCTTGCGATTAAAGTTAACGGTCAGGTCTTTTGCTAAAGTTGCAGCTGTTTCTCTGTCAGTTCCAGCTTTTCTTGCCTCAACATATGCAGACAAACGTACAGAGTTCTCCATTGTGGTATTGAAATCTTCAACCCATTTACCGATAGCTCTCAACGCCTCTCTGGTATAACCTTTCTTCAATTTGCTTTTAAGAATTCTTAGCTGCTCGTCTTGATCACGAACTAACATCATTCCTGTAGATGCACCATCTTCCATAAACTCTGATGCGTACTGATCTAATGTGTTTTCTCGAACAGGCTTACCGCGCATTACACGATACATAGATCTCATGGAAGGAAGATAACTCTCAGCCATCTTGCCAATCAGGTTCTCACCCTGAACTCTACTACCGAGCTTGTCCTTAGATGACAGGGCATACATAAGACCAGTCTGAACATCTCGCAACGGGTTAACTAATCCCCATGAGGGGTTATAGTTTATTAGCATGTTACGTCTAAATGTCTGGAACCTAGTTGCTAGGGTTAGCACTTTGCTTACGTCGTCGTTAGCCCTGCTAAGCATAGGCACGCTCATGTTCTGTAGTGCGTGATTTAAGCTGTCGCTTCTGAACTCAATAAAGAATGTCTGCCCACCCTTTTTAACCTCTACATACTTAGGGTCACCGTTAGGTCTAATATCCCTCGACATCTGATCAAGATCTTGCATGGTCAGTTCATCGCTAGGCTTAGGTGGTCTAAACTTATTGTTGTATATCGTGTATGAGTCGCTGTTACCTAGATTGCTTAAAAGATCTAATAAGGTTTGGGCGGTTTCATTTTTTCTCGCCCGAATAATTTTTCTCTGCACATCTTCAATAGCGGTAAATAGCGGATTTACAGGCAATGTCTTTCTGCCTTTAGCCTTCATGCTCTCGCTACCTACAATAGAGAAGCCTCTTGAAGAAGAGCTGCGAACGTATTTATCTCCATCTTCCTCGGCAGCAAAACCTTTTAAAGGAACGTAAAACTCATAAGTGTCTTCCCAATCAGCCTTTGATTCACCATCAAGCAAACCGGCTTCAACCATACGATCTCTCTGGAACTGAAGCATTTCGTATACTTTGTCGGCAATACGATCCATGTCTGCTTTAGTGCCTTCTCTTTCAGCTAAATTTAAAACGCTTTCAGCTTCAGCATATGTCATGCCGGAACCAGTATCCTGAAATTGAAGCGGCAAGGTTTTGTATGACTGCAATTTTTCTTGCAAGTTAGCTATCTGAACGGTGTGATCTACCTCAACATCCTCTTGCAGTTTTTCTATCTGACGCTCTGTTCGTAAAATGTTGCGCTCACGTTGAGCTTTTACTTTCTCAGCAATAACGTCATTACGCTCTGCCGCGTGCTTGGCAATAAGGTAGGTTCCGACAGCATCTGGATCGACTTTTAGCTCAGCTATAAGGTCGCCCAAAGGGTCAACGTAATTTTCGTGGAAGGCATCAAGGTCATTTTGAATCTTGCCATGTGACAAGTTTTCTTGATCTCTAGGTGATAAGCCAGCCGGAAGTCTACCCTTATCAAGGAAGTCTGCAGCTTGGTTTTCGAAATCTTCTAAAGGGGCATAACGATCTACTAACGATTTATATATCTTCTTGCCTTTAAGTCTTCTAGCAAGATCGGACTGTCCGTCTATTTCGTCGTTGTAGCTAAATCGATTTGTTGAGGGGGTACCGTCGTCAAGAGTATTATTCTTGGCGTTGTTGATTTTCTTCTGAACAAAGGAAACTTCTTCTAGGGGTGAGTCTAACTCTTGTCTGGAGACATCGGTGTCGGGCTGACTTTGAAGAGTTCCTTCAAAAGTATATTCCCTTTGAGTCGCTTTTCTTCCAGCGTTTTCTTTGAGGATTTCGTCAAGTTTTTCTCTGTTAACTCCTTCTGCTTCATACCACGGGAATCCTTTGTCATATGTACTTACCTTGAAGTTTTTAGGTAAAACCCCTGCTTTTGGTTTTTTTATCTCATTTAAAAAATTTCTAAATTCATCGCGAGACAAGCGATAGGGTTCGCTCTTAGAATCATTATATATGAAATAAGGCTCTCCCGCCTCATCTCTTGCATAGATGGCTCCATAAGCAAACGTGTTTTGTTTTCCCTCTGGAGCACCCATAAAGGCATATGGGTCGGAATTACCCTCCATGTCTTTTACAATTCCCTGCATAGTTGGATGGGCTACCACCTGTCCCGAGTTTAATACCCAGCTCTCCCAATGATAGCGTCCGACAGAAGCGTCTTCCGGTCTGCCAATGGCTTCGTACAGCTGACCGACTTTTAGTGCTAGCGACTTCTCCATAACTTCATATCTAGCAACACCGTGAAGACCATTAAACTCGTCAGCTATATCATCATAAATAAGCTTTCCGTAACGACCGGAATCCCACATAGTGTTTAGCTGTATTCGATCCAAGATAACCACATCGTCACGACCAGTCATCAACATAAGGAATGAAAACACCTTGTTATCAATTCCGGCATTTTCAAGCATACCCTGAAATTGACGCCGGACCTCGCTAGTTGGCGTGGACCTGTCTTCGATAAGATTGTGCAGCTTTTGAAGCTTGGACACACCCTGCTCATCAAGCTCTGAAAGCTTCAGCATCAACGAGCCAAATGCATTTGCGTTAGAAGTTCCTCCTTTACCAAAAGATCCTTGAGGTATTAGGTTTGGTACTTTGTTACGCCACTCTGCTAGATCATCCTGAGTCATGTTTCCTTGCAAAGCTTTTTCTGAAAGCTCTGACACAGCATTGTTTTTGGTTAATAAGTCTACAAAGGCGGCTTCTTGCGAACTTGCCGTTAACATGCGAGATAACATTCCCCAAAGCATCAGCTTAGAGGTATGCTCCGGCAAAGCGTTTCCGCTACCGTAAAGCTCTCCCATCTTATATGCTGTTTGTAGCCCTCTGTCTGCTGCCTCTATTTGCTCTTTAGTTAATCTAGAGTGCGTCTTAGCCCAGAGATCTATGTCGTTATATAAGGCTATTAAGCCGTGCGGCGGTCTAAGAGTTTCATTACTTCCGGTCAAATCTCTTTCAAATGCCAGCCAGCTATCCACTGAATCTAAAGCGCTTGGGTGTCGATCAACTAAATCTTTTAATAATGGCAGCTGAGCATCAGCATTCTTGGGACTAATGACTTTTGTAATCGCAAAGTTTGGTTTTCCTTTTGCAGATTTTTCCCTTACATCACCCTCAGAAGTCTGTAGTAAATACTCTGCACCCTTCTTAATAAATAAAGGATCATCCAGATCATCATTAGCAAGTCGATCAAATTCTGCCTCTTCGGCAATCATGCGCTCGTCTGCTAAACGCTCTTCTTCAATAAGCTTTACCGTCTCTGGATTGACAATGAAGTCGCCATCCATCTCAAAGATATCTGCCGCTTCTTTGGGGGTGCCGAAGCCATCTGGTTCGTTGTCTAGTAATCTCTCCACAAGATTATCAAACTGATTGTCTTCAAGTTTCTTAAACTTTTTCCGTAGGTCAGTAAGCTTGAGCTTACCTTCTGGGCTGTCTACGATTAGATCGTAACCCTTGCTGTAGGTATCAAAACTAACCTCAGGCTCTAAAGGGGTGTTAAAAGAATTTTCTCCCGCCGAAACTAATTTTTCGCGGTGGTCAATGATTGTCTGAAGAGCCTCTTTTTTGGTCGTGCCAAGATCAGCATCAGCGATTTTGCCGTCAATAGACCGATAATAAACATCATCATCACCGGATTCCCTGCCTTCGCTTGCATCCTCATCAAAGTAAATCTGATAACGATCACCGTCTGGGAATGTGACTATCTGAGTACCGGTGCTTTCCCAGTTCTCAGCTTTTTTAAATGTCGGCTTTTTACTACCTAGTTTTATTGTTACGGGAGTGTCTTCAACAGGCTTCATGTTCCTAAACGTGGAGACATCGCGATTGTCACGAAGATCTATGCTTCCAGATAGGTAACCTTCGCTATATATTCCTCCGCGAGAATCACTGTTATCGTCTAGCTTGAAGCTTAAACCGTTTTTGTTCTGGTAGCCGTCTCTATAACCCTCAACAAATATCTTTCTGTTTTCTTCTGTGTAATAACCGTTCTTAGTGCCGAGCTTGCCCTGCGCTGCAGTATAAAGGCGATTACCTAGTGTCGTCTGTTCAGAAACAGTAAGCCTTTTTACATTAGGTTTTTGTACATCTGATCGTTCACGTTGCCCAGTTTCTTCTTGGACCTGTCCCGCCACTGGGGTATCGGCTGTCCCGTCTCCAGTGCCTGCTTCGCCATCTGATCCAGCTGATTCAGGCTGTACGACCTCGACGCTTCCGGACTCTGGCGGTGCCCGAACTTCTCCTGATATGCCTTCAGGTTGGGAGGTGTCTGGGGTGCTGATACTAGTCGGCGCTTCATCGTTTACCTCTACTGCTTGTGCAGTCTGTAAGTTATTGTCTCTTATTTCTTTTATATAATTATACGCCTGCGGTGCAAGCTCTTGTAGTTCTTTTGGATTAGAGTGGAACAGCGCACCTAACTGAGCGAACACTTCCTCTCTCATTGTTGAGTTTACTTTAGCGTTATCTTTTTCAGGATCTAATATGTGAGCCTGAAGATCGTTAAATGGATAATCAAAGCGCTTACCTAATGCAGTACCTTGCTCCCAGTTGTCGTAAATCTCTTCCATGATGTCGCCCATAACCACTGTAGGCTCATCAATAGATTCGTCAATCTGTATGTTAAATCGGCTGTCTTTATCACTTAGCCCCATAGAAAAATCGGCAGCATGATAAATCTCGTGAGTCATTGTCCAAGCCAACTCACCCAGCATGTCTTGACCTGTCATAGATCCATTAATTAAGTCTTCATTAACAGATATGCCCCTAGTCTGTTTTCCTGTAAGTGCTGGCGCATCTATCTCGATTTCTTTATGGACGTAAACGCCTGACACTTGATCCATAAACGATGTAGGAACACCGTTTGCAGACAGGTCAGCCATAACTCCAGCTAGAGCATTTGTCGCATCCTCTGCACGATCACCATAAGCCTCATCTATAGTAGGAAGACTTTTTCCTTTAGGCTCTTGCGTAGTTGGAATTTGGATTGAGTCGTTGCGGTCAAATATTCTATTAATGTCATCTTGATCTATAGCCTCTACAACAATATCTGTATTGTTAGGATCTAAAGCTTCTGGACTATTAGCCTTTACTGATAGATCTAAAAGCTGTTCCTGTATTGGCTTTTCAGCTGGAGATATTTCTGCATCCCATCTATGGTCAGATCCAAACTCTCTCTTGCCTTGAGGTACAGCTCTTCCTCCAAACATAGGCGATGAAGAAAAGTCTGTAACTATATCTGCCTGAGGAGCTTGAGGGGAGGGAGGTAATGTATTTTCCCCGAACTCTTTATTTTCTTGATCGACCGCAACTTTAGAAACTTGAAGCGGATCAGCTTTAGCGTCAACCTCAGGAACTTCAATCTGAGTCCCGTCATAATCTGTTAGCTCAGATAGCCCAGCCTCTCTGCGCTCTGCGTTTGATAAGGGAGGGTTGTCATCAAGGAATGAGGTGTCACCAACATCTATAGTGGTTCGACCATTTCTTGCATTATTTTCTGCTTCAGAAAACATCTCTCTTATTCGAAGAGCAAACTCAGGGTCATTTACTGACCTTGTTCGAACCTCTTTAGCGTCGTCGCCTAACTTAACATCTTGACTATAAGCGCCGGTCGCACCCTTAAAAGCACCGCCTACTGAACCAGTAACGCCACCAAATAAAAACCCTGCTGCTGCCGATTCGATTAACGCTCCGCGCTTTCTTTCATTACTTAGATAATCAAAGTATTCTCTTTGTTCATTATCGCTGTAGTTGTTGTTGACATAAGAGATTATCTCTTCCTCAACAATTAACTGTAATGCTTCGGTGCCACCCTCTACTCCCATTTGAGTTGTTGCGTCTTTTACAAACTGACCAACCCATGCAGGTTTATCATTGACAGCTCCTGAAATAAACTCACCAACCTCATCCGCTTTTCCTTTAGGCAAAAACTTATTAAGTGCTGTAAAAGCAGGGATGGCATTTAAAGCACCTATTGTTAAACCAGAAACAGCAGCTGCGACTGGAGCTTCTTCGCCTGTCTCCTCTAACGTTCTGGAAAACGTGCTAGACGCTCCCTGCTGTGTTCCATAAAGAACTGCCCCAGCAGTTGCGCCTCTAGTCGTTAACTTTGCAACTTTATCTGCTGCAAATTTATCCGCCATGTTTCTTGCAATCTTATCTGCCGCTTGTTTTTCGAGACCTTCCTTAAGTAAGCGATCTGAAGCTTGTTGAGCCAGCGTGTCCGCCATCTCTCCAACGCCCTTCTTTACAGCCTGCTTTGTTACTAATCCACCAACTCCACCTGTAACCGCCATTCCAGCTAAATCCGGAACAACTGAACCCAAGGTATAAGCAGCCCATGCACCAAAGTCTGTAGCGCTGTCTATATCTTGAAAGGTTACGTCAGGGGCGTACTGCTCTGCTTCTTTGGTTTGCTCTTGGTAATACTCCATGCCCTCTTGAACATATCTATCACCAGCATCTTTCAGGCTTTCAGAGTCAAAAAATTCTCCGGCGCCTCTTACCGCAGTTCCTGATAAGGCTTTAAGCCCTCCACCGAGAGCCTGCATATTATCTATACCGCCTTTTAGACCGCGAACAAAATTACCGTCACCTTCTGGTTCCAGTTCTGGTTGTGAGACTTTTACGGCACCCGACTTAAACTTTTTTGGGTTATTTTCCCCGTACAAAGAATCCCAGTATTCATCTTCAGTCTTTTTGCGACCTGAGGTTAAGGGCATCTAAATTACCTACTTGGTTATGTATCCTTTGCGAGCAAGTTCTGCCGCAAGAGCAACTGGGTCTTTAATTATTACGCGACCCTCATCATCCTTGTCGTAGTAAGGAGCAAGAGCAGAAATTAGCTGAGGACTCCACTGTTCTTCAGGTATAAGGTTGTTAAGGGTAGATTTACCCTCTGGGGTTGGTGCAGACAGCAAAGCTGTATAAGTTTCTTGAAGCCATTCTTTTGCTCGCGTTTGTGTAGGTTTTTCCTCCGCCCCAAAAAGTATCTGCTCTTCAATTCTTCTTTTCATGTTACTCATTTGTTGCTCGCTGAGCTGCTGCTCTCTGTTTAGCTCAGCAAACTCTGGGGAGCCGCCAATTAAGGAACTAGTGTTACTGCCATTTTGAATTGCTTTACGATTGCTCTCTAAAATACCCTGAACTCTGGCTTCAAACTTTTCAACGCCATTGTCACCTTGACTGTTACCAAATTTAGCTTTAATCCTAGCCTGTTTTACTAACGGCTTTATTGACGGACCTACATTCTGAATAAAGTACGCAGAACCTGCAGCTGCCTGAGATACTTCGTCTAAAGTTAAGTTAAGATTTTGAGAGCTTATATTTGATCGGCTTTCCGTTAGAGGAGGAAAGTAAAACTGAACATCACTTGGGTCATCTCTATTTTGTACTTCGACAAACAATTGCCCATTTACCTCACCGTTTGAACCTGACACATTTGCGCTAAATAGACCTTGAGATACTACCTCATAGCCTGAATTTCTCATTGCATCTGGAGCGTTTACAAAACTTGAGTCTAACTCTCGACCAACTGCCGCCGAAGAATCTAAAGCAAGAGCTGTAGTAAATGCTCTAAGCACGTTATCGCTCATTTCAGGATCTCGACCTTGAGCCACGTCAGCCAAAAAACCTTGAATTTCTTGAGTGCCGCGCATATGAACATCTGAAGCTACTGTTCCAAGATTGAAAAACCCAGAATTTTTATTTTGTTGATACATCTCGGCAACCCTGTCGAGCTGAGCATTACCATATATACCGTCAGCATTGCTTGCCATGTCATAAATAGAACTGACGTTAACTGCAGCATTAAATCTATTTTCCTGATTATTTATTCTATTAGTGTCGGATTCGTATTTTTCTGTCTGCGCTTCGTTTTCAGCTATCTCGGAAAGACCTTTTTTGTAGTCGATAGATTCAGGGTTTGTTGCATTCTTTGCGTTAATCTTTGATGTTTGTGCATTTAACAATGCAGCCTGACCTGAGATTCCAGCGTTTTCTGCTTGTTTCTGAGCTGTCTGAGCACGCAAACCCGCAAGAAGCGAATCACTTTGTTGACTAGCTCTTTTGATTTTGAGGTCTTCTTCTCTGTACGCTTTAAGGTCGCTTGCTTGCTGTCTTTTGTATTCTTGATCAGCTTCTATCTGATCGCGCTTAAGCTCTCTATCCTTAACGTCACTTATTAGCCCGAAGCCACTTCTAAAACCTTCTGCAAATCCCATGATAATTACCTAGTCAAATAATTTGTTAAGTAGAAAAGCTACACCCAAACCAATAGCTACTGGGGCTGCTAAAGTGGCGAGGCTTGCCATAGCTCCAGTGCCTGCGGCACCTGCAGCACCAACTGCCGTAGTCCCACCAGCAGCAGCGGCTCCAGTTGCCCCCGCTCCCGCCGCTACGGTTCCGGCTCCCGCCGCTCCCGTTACTCCTGCTGTTCCTGCTGCAGCTCCTGTGGCACCTGCTGTTCCTGCTGCAGCTCCTGTGGCACCTGCTGCCGCGCCCGTGGCACCAGTAGTTCCTGCCAAGCCTATTCCTGTATTTGCCGCCTGAGCAGCGGTGGCTGCGTTAGCATTTACTACTGCGGTTCCGGCTGTCGTGCCAGTAGCTCCAGTTGCGGCGGTGCCCGCTTTTGCTGCTCTTGCCGCTGCCGCTAGCTTGTTTGCACCAACCATTCCGCCAATACCAGCTCCCGTACCCATTAATGAAGATTCAGCTGCTTTTTCTTGAGCCTTTAGTGCCATCCTTTGCTGATTTTCAATAGACTCAGCTTTAGACATGGCGCCATATCCACGAAATGCGAGATCCCTGAGGTTCTGTCCTACCGCAATCATTGTCATTGTCCTGTACTCCTTGCTTTCTGAGCGATTCCCGATAGAGAACCGGAAAGAATTGACTGACGTCTATCTGAATCTCTGAGTCTTGTGTCGTTAAGTCCACCCACTAATCCGCCTACAGCGGTTGTGCTGTTAGCTATGTTTGAAGTGTTTTGTAGACCCATTCGAGCCATGTTTCGATCTTGCTGACCCTGAACGTTAGTTACAGCTCCACCAATATTTGATCGAGTTCTTTCAAGGTCTCCAGCTAAAGACTTAGTACCTGTTGCGGTAATTTGTCCTGCCAGAAAATTTTCCATTGGGGCAAATCTAGTATTGTAGTCCTGAGTTTGCGCCCTAATAAGGTCTGCATATAACTTGTCCCCTGGATTATCTTCTGGACTGAGACCTGCATATCGGTATGGATTTATATTTGCGTAAGGGTTGCTGCTGTTATATGCGGGCATCCCATAAAAATCACCCACAGCACCTGCGACCTGTGGATTTAACATAGACATATAAGCATTAAAATTCATGATTAACCTCCACCTAGACCGTATCCGCCAGCTGCTATACCAGTTCCAGTTCCAGCAATAGTTGCCAGACTCTGTGATCTAGCAAAATCTGCTTTAGCGGCAGCACCGGCTCTATCTAAACTGTTTTGCATTCGGTCTATATTTCCTGTCATTGCGTCAGACTGTAGCCCCTGACCCATCGCTATTACATTACCCAAACCTTGATAAGCGGCATCGGTGTAACCAAGACCTGCATCTGCACCAGCAAGACCCATGCCTCTAGCTTGAGCTTCTCTTAATGCTGATGATTCTTTTTTAGCTCTTCCGGATGTTGGATCTAAACCCATATTGAACTGAGCGCCCTGCATGTCTCCCAAGCCTTGCTCATACATAGCTGACGTTTGATTCTGAGCTGCTGCCATTGCATTGTCGGCGGCTCCTTCTTCAAACATTGCTTTAGTATCATTGATGAACATATTTTCAAGAGGGACAAACACTTGCCCGTAACGCTGTAAAGCATTAGCTGCTTGCTGAGCTAACGCCTCTTTGCTTTCTAATTCTTTCGGATCGCTTCCGCCACCACCACACATAGGCTAAACCTCGTTCTTTAATAAAACCCCGACCTCTTTAAAGCCGTGGCACTTTAATAATCCTTTGTAACCTTCACCTGCTATACCGGACGTGATGCCTACCGCTACCTCAACAACATCTTTTGTCTCAGCCCACAAGCAAAAGCTTGAAATCATTTTGCTGATAGCACTTCCTATCCCGTCTCTTTTATCAGGTTCAAAAACCATAACGAGTTCTTGTGCTATTTGTTTCTCAGAAAAAAAGTACTCAACTACATTTCCCAAGAAGAAACCGATCACTTTCTCATTCTCTTCAGCCACTAACATGAACGTGTCTGACGAGGGGTTTGAGCCACCCTTAACGAAGGCATACGCCTTACCTTCTGACCAACCGCAATCCTTGTAGTTGCTGTTTTCTTGAAACCATTTACCCAAAGCATTAATCTGAGGGAAGTCGTTTATAGACGGATCACGCACGACAATTGCCACTAAAGCCTGCCTTTAATATGTTGGATTTTTGTAAGCTATATTCGTGTATAAACGAGTAGCTAATTCGGGGTGAGATGTTCCGGAGGTCGGAGTCCCGCTTTACCCTTATGATACTTTAAAATCAAGTAAAATACTAAAAAAAGTAATTATTACGCTTTTGGATAAGTATCTTTTATTTCTTTTATTGCTGTAAAAAACTCACCTGTTTCATTAAGTGTACCGTTGTCTATATCGTGAAACAGTTTGTCTAACTGATTTGCAATGCTTGGGTACGATAATGCCCTAGACTCTGCATATGAAGGTTCCGGAGCTGATGCGGTAACATACTGTATAACTGTTCCAAACTCGTCATCTACAATATAGTCCACTTCATCTCTAGGTAATCTGTCAGGTGCTGGAGCATATGCATACCAACCTGCCTGATCTTTCATTCCTGCTTGCGGTCCCGCTGTTACTCGACCCTCACTTGTATCAAATTGAACATATAGTTGCGTCATTATCGTAGGCTCATAGCTATGCCTTCTAAGGCGTAAATTTTGTCGTAAACCCAATTTTTATATGGCTGAGAAGATGGAATGTAATACTTATTAAGATTGTAAACTCCAATCCTTATTTCATAATCCACAGCTGAACTTGTCTTGGTTCCTAGACCCCCACTTATAGAAAACTGATAAGGATGATAATCAGAAGGTGATCTAAAGAAGAAAGAATTTACCATCGTGTACTGATTAGTTGTGTCCTGAACCTGAACGCTATTTCCTGTACTAATAATTGTGCCGGTAAGAGTGTAATAAATTCTTGTAGTATTAGTTGATGATGTGTATCCAGCAGAGCTTACAGTTCCTCTTGCAGTGTTTGAAACTTTTAACACTGATCCTGACGAGACTAAAGATGTCACATCTCCTGAAAATTCTGCCCAGTGAATAAAGCTAAATAAACCATAACTTTGAATTCCAGAATTAGTTGCTGTACCTAGCTGAGCATCTGAAGTATTGGTTTCATTTGTCTTAATCCACAGTTCAATTCTGTATGCATCATCATTTTCAAATACACCCCAACCCTCTGCACTTATATAAGGTCTTTTCTCTACACCATCTGCTTGAGCAGGAATCTGACCAGTAAATATTGTTTGCTCTGCTCCGTTAGGTGCGTCGATTGAAACAGCTGAAGAGAGAGAGAACGGAATCAGATCATTGATATCACCAGTTATCTGATTAGCTCTCAGGTTGTCTACAGTAATATTGTCAGCGTCTATAGTTCCTGAAGTTATTTTGTCAGCTGATATATCGCCTAAGGTAAGTGTTGGTGTTCCATTGATAACCTGTGAGGTAATAAAGGTGCCATCAATTTCAAGGAGGGAGGTTGATATTTTTCCGCCCGAAATTCTATTTGCGCTCAATGTTCCTGTAATGTTTGCAGTATCAATTGTAGCGTTACCGATCTGCGCTGTAGTAATGGTACCGTTCTTAATAAAAGCACCATCCATATAAACACCAGCTGGTATTTCAATTCCATCTACAGTTTGTGTAGAGGTCTGAACAACAAATGGAACGACGGCGTCACTATCGTTGCTGGGAGAATTTGTACCCTGATTTGTTGAGCTTGGATTTACGATTGCAAACTTATCAGCCCTAACAACAAACGCTGAAGTTGGAGTGCCATCTTCGCTAGGTGTAGAAGATAAGCCGAAACCACTAACTGCCCCTGTTCCAGAATCTATCTTTACACTGTACTGAGAGGTTAGACCATTAGTTCCACTAACAATATCTTGTGTAGTTTCAATGGCTGCTTTAATTCCGCTCTCGCCATCTTCACCATTAACAACAACCTGCAGTGTGTCAATCTTACTTGCGCCAGTCTGATCTGTCTCAGACCCAAATACCTCTAGATTTATTTTAGACGCAAAATCCGCACCCGCTAAAAGGACATTATTTTCAGGATCTCCACCATCCCAGATAGCTGCCGATAATTGAGAAACCCTAGATGCGCTGGAACCTACTGGAAAGACTTCAAGCTTGACTTCGTCAAAATCTTCAGCTGTCGCTAGATTTAGTACTCCTTCTGTATCGCCATCAATAAACATGGATGCTGCCATGTTATCGACCTTATCAACCAACGCGCCCTCATCATTTACCGTCGCATTGAGGTTGCTAAATTGTGCTGCTGTTGCCAAAGCTAACTGCTCATTCCCGTTAGCATCAGTGCTGTAGAGAACCGCTCTTAATCCATCTATTCTAGAGGCTGAAACATTTCCGTCGGGACCAAAAACTTCTGTTTGCAATGTTGAAAATGCGTCGGCATCCGCAAGCTTTACATTATTATTTTCATCAAATACGGCGGAGCTAAGAGCATCTATTTTAGAAGCTCCTGCGGCAGGAGTTACACCATCACCGTACACGCTAGCATTTAATACGGACACAGCACCGGAGGTTGCACTAAGACCTGTTGTTGGATTTGTTATTGTCGCATCTAACGTGTCTATTCGAGATGAGGTCGCACCGGAAGGCGTTACCCCATCGCCCCAAACCTCAGTTTCTAGCAGAGATAAGGCTCCAGCGCCTGCCAATTTAACGGTGCCATCCTCATTAAACATTGCTCCGTTAAGACTTGTGACGTCATTTTGAAGAGTTTTGACCAATCCGGTTGGGGGATCGGTAGAGTCATCGTAAATAGCGGTTACTTTGTTCGTAAGAGAACTTAACGCAGAACCTGTAGCAAGTCTTGAGGTATCATTAGCATTAAATACCTCAGCATCTAGACTGGTTACAGCTGCCTGTATGGCGCTAATCTGGGTAACGGCGTTAGGGTCATCTGGATTATAGATTGCCGTTACATCGTTAGTTAAGGTATCTAGTGCATCTACTGTAGCTAGCTTAACTTCATTTCCATTAAATACAGCACCTTCCAAAGATGTAGCTCTACCTTGCAATGACTTAATCGCGGAGGCTTCGTTAGGGTTGTCTGGATTATAGATCGCCTCAATACTGGTTGTTAAACCACTGACTGAACTTTGCGTAGCTAAGGCAACAGTTCCGTCACCATTAAATACTGCTGACTCAAGATCAGTTACATCGCTTTGAATTGTCTTAACGACTGATGCTGCGCCTGAATCACTAGGGTTATAAATAGCCTCAACAGATGTTGTAAGACCGGACAATGCAGAAGTAGTAGCTAACTGAACATTTCCGCCAGCATCAAAAACAGAATTATTCAAAGAGGTTATGTCATCCTGAACAGACTTAACAACACTAGCATTTCCGCCATCATAAATAGCTGTAACACTACTGGATACTGTATTTAAAGCAGAACCAGTAGCTAAACGTGCAGTACCATCCGCATTGAATACTTCCCCTTCTAATGAAGTAATATCAGACTGAATTGTTTTTACAACAGACGCTTCACTAGGGTTGTCGGGATTGTAAATAGCTTCCACTTCAGAAGAAAGTGCAGATATAGCCGCAGACGTTGCTATTGCTACAGTTCCGTCAGCATTAAAGACTGCACCATTTAAGGTTGAAACATCGTCCTGCACCGACTTAACAACACTAGCGTTTGTACCGTCATAGATTGCAGATACTGAATTGCTTACTCCAGTTAACGCTGAACCCGTTGCTAATCTAGCTGTACCGTCCGCGTTAAAGACCTCTCCTTCAAGAGCAGTTACATCTGTCTGAACAGTTTTAACAACACTAGCATTAGTACCGTCATAGATCGCTGTTACACTGTTAGTAAGACCAGACAAAGCTGATCCTGTGGCGAGTCTTGCCGAACCATCAGAATTAAAAACTTCGCCTTCTAGCGCAGTTATATCAGTTTGTATCGTCTTGACGACACTGGCGTTAGTGCCATCATAAATAGCTGTAACCGAGTTGGTTAGACCTGACAAGGCTGATCCTGTAGCCAATCTGGCAGAGCCGTCAGAATTAAATACTTCACTTTCTAAGTCAGTAATATCTGTTTGTACTGTCTTAACTACACTGGCATTTGTACCGTCGTAGATAGCCGTAACACTATTGGTCAGACCTGACAGCGCAGTTCCCGTAGCCAATCTGGCAGAGCCGTCAGAATTAAATACTTCACCCTCTAACGCTGTTACGTCATCCTGTACGCTTTTAACAACACTTGCGTTAGTTCCATCATAAATTGCCGTAACAGAATTAGTGACTCCGGTAAGTGCTGACCCCGTAGCTAATCTTGCAGAACCATCAGAGTTAAATACTTCACCTTCTAAAGCTGTTATATCGGTTTGAACTGTCTTGACTACACTAGGATTAGTTCCGTCATAAATTGCCGTAACCGAAGTGGTTAAACCTGTTAGGGCGGACCCAGTAGCCAGTCTAGCAGTGCCATCTGAGTTAAAGACTTCCCCTTCAAGATCTGTAATGTCCGTCTGAGCACTAGAGATATTATTTCCGTTTGTTGTTACTGTATTTGTCAGGCTGGTTACAGCTGCTCCAGTAGCTAATCTTGCAGAACCGTCAGAGTTAAATACTTCTCCCTTTAAACTTGTTACGTCTCCAGATATAGAAGTTACCGTACCATTAAGATTTACAACGGTTGTGTCCAAAGTGCTTAATGCTGATGAAGTAGCCAGTCGAGCCGATCCGTCGCCGTTGAATACTTGAGAATTTAAAGAATTAATGGATGACTGATTAGATGCGATTCTAGGATCTGCGATACTTACCCAGTTAGATCCATCGTAATAGTATGGAGTCATATTATCATCAGAGTCATACCATCTAGAGTTAGTCGCAATCGTTCCAGTTGGCGCAGAAGTCTGAACATAAACTGAACTGGTGCCAGATGTTAAATCTGATACAGATGTTTGAAGATTGCTTACGGATGTGTTTAAAGATGACAGGCTGCTATCAACAGATGTGTTTCTCGTGCTAACAGAGGTTTGAAGCGTGGAGACCGTACTGTTTAAATTTGTTGCGCTAGTTGATGCGGAATTAGCCGTTGCTTGAGCGGTACTTGCTGCTGAAGCAGCTGCAGTTGCCGCCGAGGCAGCCGAGGTTGTAGCAGTCTCCGTAGCAGTCATGCGACTTAAAAGACTTGCCCCGCTATAAGTAGACGTGAATCCAGTGTAAGTATCAAGAGAATCTATTCTTCCATCCAATGTTGGAATAGTGCCGATTGAGGTAGATAGGCTAGACCCTAACTCTGACGTTGTAATTTGATTAGACAACAAGCCAAGAATGATCGAAGTATCTGTAGCGGTTTGTCCCACAGTTCCTGTTGAGGAGTTAAATGGTCCTGCAACACCATTCTGATTAACTGCTCTAACCCAATAATAATATGTTGTACCGCCGCCTACCTGATCAGAATATATGCCATTAAATCCAGATACCTGACCTGCAAGTGTGGCACTAGAAACGCTATCCGATGTGTGCCTGAACACTTCACTGTAAGCGTGACCTTCGTAATTTTCTAAGTTCCAAGTTAGGAGTATGTTCTGAAAAGCACCGGTCGCCGTTAGGCTTGTAGGTGCTGGTGGTACCGCGTAGGTTGTAGCTGAAGTTGTAGGGGCTAATCCTGAAGAGTTACCCGTATAAGTTGTAGTTCCAGCAGGCAGCTTTACTATACCGCTATCTAATAAGTCTCTAGCAGTCAAAGCCCTATCTAAAGGATTTCCAGTATAGCCGCACAGAACATCAAGATTGTTCTTGATGGTTTCTCCGAATCTTTTATCTTGACCCGCCCATTTAGGCGGTACCGGCATGTTGCCTTTTCTAGCCACCTATTTCCTCCGGACTCTCGTATACACAAACTTCATTAATAGGGACAGAGCCGGTTAGTTCTATTTCAAACTCATTGGCTTTGTATCCGCTAGGTAGTCTAAAAATATTGCTATTAGTAACTGTTTGCGTGTGCTTAAGAGTGCCGTCAGCGTATAGTTTAAAGGTTGGGGATGAGCTATAGCTATCACACTGTACTTTAGCAACAGCAGGGTTTATTGGTCTGGGGGAATAAAACTTTTTTCCGCGCCAAACAAAATTTGAATCAGCAGTTCCTTCAGCAAACTTAACAACACTACCTCCAACCACTAAGTACAGTTGATCATTTTCTAAATCGTTAAATCCTGCGGTTGCATGAAAGTCTAATTTTACAAATGAATTTTTGCCGCCTCTAGGATCAAATATAAAACCTTTGCTCTCTGATGAATTTGTATAGAAACCGATATAATGACCTTCCCACTGAAAGCCTATGATTGTTTCAGGATCAAATTCTTGCCACTGATCTCTGGAAAATGTTTGTTCTGTAATTAGATTTAATCCGTTATCTGATGCCATAACTAAACCATCTGGAGAGGCATACATAACAAACTCTCCAAGATCAACAACAGATCGTTTAGAGACGCAAGACAATGTACTGTCAACTTCCATCATACTCATAGCAGACGGATCTAAGCCTTGAACAATTGCAGGTTTTTCTTTTGTTAGAACTAATAACCCAGTATTTAATGGAGCTATAGCAACAACATCAGATTTGACAGTTAGCTTATATCCTTCAGGAAATGCATGAGGCTGAAACGCCTCAGAGAAAGAAACTGTTTGTCCTGAAAATCCAGCTAATATTCCGTTGGGCATTGCAACCAAACCAAGAAGCGGTCCGTCTTTATGATCTGCAGTTACGTCATCAGCTGGTGCATCAAACGTTGAGGTTGGAAGTTCTTCGCCTAAATTTATTTCTTCCACAGAATCTGCATACGTATCTGTTGCTATAGGTACATCAGCAACAAATCTAAACGTACCTCCAGCATCAGTTCGGTAAACTCTCTTAAATAAAAGATTATAGGCTCCTGAAGGATTCGGTGGAAAATCTAACGTTACTGTTTGATCTGTATGTACATCTACTACCTGTGCTGCTTCAGCGTCACAATTAACGCCTTCCTCACCATAATAAGAAACGTACGTAAAAATGTACGACCTTGATTGAGGAACTTCTGTATCTACATTAGCAGAGGTTGTTGGCGATAAAGTCACAGATGTAAGGTCAGCAGGTTTAGGAATGCCTAATCTGTAATAAGTATTATTTCCAACTATTGAAGCTGTTGTCATTCTGGGATATCCAGATGAACCACCTATACCAGTAACATAAATTCTTTCGTGTGGATCTTCAGCAATAGGAGATCTAACTATATCTATATCCTCATCGCTTCCCATCCAAATTGAACTGCTGTATCTAAACAAGGTTTTGGTTTGCGATGATGCTGAGTATGAACCTACAAAGGAAATAGATGATGATGCATTGCTTTTCCAAGGCTCCAGTCTTCCAGAGTCTAAGCGACAATTGGTAGCGGTCTGCGCCATATCTTCAGGTAGAAGACGTGCGTAAACTTTAGGTGCTTGTCCGCTAAATGTTTGCAGCTTAAAACCTGCCATTACTTTTTATCCTTCTTATTCATGACACCCTCAAAGGCGCCACCACCAAAGTAAAAACCAACTATCGTTAGCATGATCCAGTCAATCTTAAATGCGCTAATTAGTTCCTGAACAGGACCAATGTCCTTATCCATAAAGAACAAAGCTAAAACCATTAAGTATGAAGCAACAAACGTAAAACCAAATATTAAAGCTAAGTACCGTTGAGCAATCTTAAATGGAGCGTAACTGGTTAAGAGATCAGTTTTCGCCTTAGTCTTTGCTTCGATAGCTTCTGTTTCTGACGTATGAAAGCTGTCAATAAGATCTAAACCCTTACTGACGACATCACCGCTGCCTAATATCTGACTTAATATGCCCATTGATTACCAAGGCACTTCCGCTACGACTGAAGGAGCCTTAGACTCAGCAATCTGATTTGCAATAGATGCTTCAAGAGAAGTTACTTGCTCTTCTCCCATAGAATCTTTACACCACTGAATCGCTACAGCTTCTGTAATATCTGCAAATGCTACCCATGATTCGCTTTCAGGGTCTGGGGTAAATGAAGAAGTGCCGTAGGATGATCCATAATGACTGACTGCGTCATCACCTGATCCTACTTCTTCTGAGTCTGATGCTCGCCAATGGGCAACGATTACACCATCGTCACTTGCATTGCGCTCTAATTGTACTACTGTCCAAGTTACTGCCATTTTTCTATACCTCTGTTAAAGATGCTTGATATGCGGCAATAACCGCGTCTGTATGTACAGCGGCACAAATAGCTTGCACCTCTGTAGATTCGCTTGAGTAGTCGTCACCAGCATTAACTACGTGCCTGTGGTAGCCAGAAGATATTTCAACGCCATCCTCTAAGACTTGCGTACAAGTCCTGATTTGAACCGTTTTATGTACTCCCACGATTTCTATTTTATCTTCTGATATTATTTTTTCTAAAGCCATTGTATTGCTCCTGTCTGTGCCATATTGTTAAGCTGTTTGATAGGTAAAACTAAAATTAAAGTACGCATTAGCCGGAGGTGCCGCGCCATTTGTTGCCTTTATAACAGCCGTAGTTGCATTGTTGCCAACACTAACAAACACACTTACTCCTGTTTGTGCGACTTCTTGACCAGAACCATTGCCTGATTGACCACCTAATACACCAACAGCAAAAGGTAAAGTCATACTGTAAGACGTTGGTACTGTTCCTGACGTTGGTACATAATGGGATGTAACTGCAACATTAACTACTCTACCAACTTTTGTATATGTACCAACATTTGTACCTGTTACAGTACCAGCAGTACCTCCACCGGCTACAGTATAAGTAGGCGTAAAAGTTCCCTCCTCATAGTCATCTAACTTATTAGCCGCGCCTGTACCGCCTAGGTAGACACCGCCTGATAGGTAGAGGTCTTTAAAGCGATAGTTAGTCTCACCAATATCTACGGTGTTATCGTTGACGGTTCCTGATCCACTTGTCGGATATATTTTTCCAACTCCAGAGTCAAACCTAAGTCCAGTAGCACCCCCTGCAATGTAAAGGTCATCACCACCGACAACGCCCACACCGCCCACAAATGCCCCTGCCTTTCTAAGGCTAATAATTCTGCCGTCTGTACCCATTCTATTGAGATACAGGCACTCGCCACTGTCTACGGCACTTTGAACTTCTCCACTAGCCCTAAGATCTATGCCACTACCGCTAGAGTTATTAAAAACATTTGTGTCAGTAGTCCCCACAAGCAAATCACCGCCAGCCGTCAGCATCATGTTGGTCTGAGGTGTGGCAGTGTTTCCTGCTGTACCTGCTGGAGCAGTAGCCCAATAGTGTATGCCGTTAGTTATTTGATAACTACCGACTGCTACAGAGCTGACAGAATACTTGTAGGTTGATGCCGCGTCCCAAAATAAACCAGACATAAAATGAGTATCTGCCGCACCTCTACCTGTTATGCTTGAGCCAGAATTACCAATTTCTAGAGATTTATAGTGTGAAGCTGAAGGAACAACACCAATACCCACCGACCCTGATGAGTCTATGGTTATGGCTTGTGAATTGTTTACATAGAACAACATCTTATCTACGGAGTGCGAATACTCAATTCTTCCTACATAAGCGGCTGATCCTGCAGTCCCGTCAGCAAAGAATATATTGCTTTCTCCGCCACCATATATTGTCATCCCTTCTGAACCACTACCGCTACCAATAACTAAATTATTAGCACCCGAGTTAAACGAACTAGCAATAGCGTTACCAATACCCACGTTGCCTGAATTATCAATCGTCATAGCAGTCGTCCAGCTTATTGCTGAGTCTGCTGATCCAGACGGTGCAACTTTAAATAAATGAGTACCAGCATTTTGAAAATACTGAGATGCTTCATCTGTTGCAATGTACGACTCTTGATTGCTTGAGTTTATGTAAGAGTTTGCGCTGAGATAAGTACGTGAAGGATTTACTGTATTTCCCGCAAATGATGCACCCAGACCAACTTGTAATACGTCAACAGTTGATAGCCAAGTTTCTGGAACCACACCAATACCCACGTTGCCTGATGAGTCTATTCTCATGCGTTCTGTTTGAGACGCAATTTCAGATGCACCAGTTGTAAAGGTAATACCGTCATAACCACCAAGATTTAGATAGTTACCTACACCTGCATAAGCCCCTGCCGCCCCACGCCAAATTCCTACGTTAGCGCCAGTAGAGTTAATATCACCTAAAGACAACAAGCCTCGTCCGTTGTCATCACCTAATTTTGCATTGCCTGACACTTGTAAAGTCGTTGAAGATTTAAGAGTAACTGGTGTGCAACCAATACCCACGTTGCCAGCGGTATACATGCTTCCATCACCGTTAACGTAGTGGGTGTAAGTGTTACTTGTTGTGCTTCTTACTAAATAAGTAGAACCACCATCTGCAAGAGACATAATGGCTTCGCTACCGTCTATATAGCCTCCTGCAACATTCACACTTGTGCTTGTTTTCTTCAGTAATAGAATGCCGCCTGATGTGAGCCTTGCGCGTTCTTGTGATGCTGTTCTGAACAATAGATTTTCTGAACCACCCATAGTTCCAATAACACTATCACCGCCTTCAACACCAATGAGCTGTAATCCGCTAGTTCCAAACGTCCCAATAACGTGCTGACCATTGTTTGATTGAACAATACTGCCATTGACTGAAAGTTTGGCTCCTGAGTATGCCGAACTAGTGCCAATACCCACATTCCCTGATGAGTCTATTCGCATGCGTTCTGTGCTGTTAGTGCCAAAACGCATAAAGTTACTGCCACCATCATTTTGAGCATAGGTAATAAAACCAACGCCCGAAACGCTATCACTAAATCTAATAATACTTTCAGCACCACTAGCTTCTGGGGCTTTTAAATCTAATACTGCATCTCCACCTCCCCCTGCTTCTATTGTTGCAGTTGCAGTAGTAGTGCTTTTAATATGTAACAATGAACTAGGCGCAGTGGTGCTTCCCACCATAAGGGAGTTGTACACGTTAAAATGACCTGACGAACCATCGAACATAGCAATCGCTTGCTGTTTGCCGTTGCCAATTCTTAAGTCTCTAAACTTCGTTGTGCCACCTTGATAGCCTTCAAAGTTAATCCAAGTGGAGTGGTCATCTGAATTTGCATTCCAACCACTACTAAATGAATTACCTACGCTATCTCTAAAGTAACCATTGCCACCATCGAGGAATGTAGTTCCGTCTATGGTCACTGCCCCGCTGAATGTGCTTGCCCCTGCATCGCTTATGACTAATGGAAAAGTGTTATCAGTCACATTGCGTATAACAAAGCCGTTGTTTGTTACACCTGACTGTCCACCACCTATAGCATACGTTTTTGCGCCCTGTGTGTTTGTAAAGGTTGTGTGTGCTTGTTCGCCAGTTGCTGTAGCTCCTGTAATAGCTATTTTCCCACTAGCTCCTCCACTGCCTGTACTCACGCTACCTGAGAATGTGGCGGCTTGAGATGTACCAGCTAGTCGTAAAGCTTGTGTAGCAGTTGAACTACCAGCCGTGTAAAAAGTTATTCCTCCGTTGTCGGAAGATACAATATCGCCTACTGTGATTTTTGCGTGATTAGCGTTGCCGCTACAACTTTGTAGTGTTGCTACTCCAGTAGCTCCACTGCTTCCAAATATAGTTGGGGAATACAAAGCTACACTTAAATGAGCATTTTTAAACCTCGCGCTGGTACTACCTAAGTCAATAGCATTATCCCGAATACCGCCCACGCTATTTGCTGGTAGCACAGATGAACCGTTGTAAAACAAAATGTTTGAATCGGCTGTACCTATGAAAAGGTCTCCACTCGCTGTGCCTATCGTGCCGTTGTATGAAGTACCAAATAGAATTTTGCCAGAGGTAAGACTTAAGTCTCCTGAGAATGTGGCGTTTTGAGAGGAGTCTAATGTTAGAGCCTGTGTGCCTGTTCGTGTTGTTGTATTTGCGGCAGTATTAAATGTTATTTGAGTAGCGGCATTATATTGTGAAGAAGCACCGCCTATATCTATTCTATTAAGTGATGAGTTTGCAAAGTATTGTAATACCTGAAAACCTTCTGTTTCTGTTCCAGAGTCGTATTGACGGGCTAATAAATGTCCCTCTTTATTAGTATTGTCAGTATTGTTGTTGGCAAAAGTAAAGTTTTGGTTGGCTGTAATTGAACCTGAAAAAGTGGCGTTGCCATTAGAGGCTATAGATAAATATTCGCTTAGACTATTGTTAGCATCTACTTGTCTGCCGATTGAAAATCTGTGGTTTGTGCCAATTCCCATCTGCCAGTATTTTTCATTAGTGCCACCAGTTGAACGAGTAAAGGTTTGGTATACAGAATTAGCACCACCTGAATTCAGTTCAAATTTAGTTGTAGGAGCAGTGGTGCTTCCCACCATAAGTGATGAGCCAATGCTGACGTTGCCTGTATTTGAAATAAGCATATGACTAGCATTATCAGAGCCGCCTAAATATAACCCTGAATAAGATGATATGTTTGCATTTTGACTGCCGCTGTTTGCAGAGCGTATTTTAATAAATCTGCCATTAGTGTCGTCAACCATCACCATTGCGCCACTACTATTTTCTACATCTAAAGTAGCACTAGGCGAACTAGTTCCAATTCCCAAATTTCCGCCAGTATTAAAATAGCTGTCTGAGTTAGCGTTTGATCCAATAAGAACATTAAGATTACTGCCGTCATACAATCTTAGCGTGGCGGCATCAGTAGATTGCTGATGTATCCATGCTATGCTATTACCACCGCTCCCTTTTAATAATATGCCGTTATCGTTTCCAGATGATTTCACTTCCAACGTGTTTGAGGGAGCAGTGGTGAAACCCACACCAATTTTGCCATTGGGGATGTTGACGTTTTGTGATGAACTAATTGTTAAGGCGTCAGAACCATTTGTTGCGATTTTTACATAGTTAGATGCATTTGAACCAATGATGTAGTTTGTACCACCGCCCCACTCCAACTTGTAACCATCAGAAAGCCGTGGGTGAGACAGATTAAAATAGCTTCGGTTTCCACCACCATCTACAGTAAGCCCATCGGCTACAACTGAGCCTGTTACGTCTATGCCTGTGGAGGTGGTGGCTAGTTTGGGTGCATTGTTATAAAAGAGTTTTACTTCTGCTCCATCGTTGCCATGTATAAAGTCTTTTGTGTTGTCTGCGTTTCCAGCACGAAACTCATTAGCATTTATGTATAAGTTGCCGTAACCTGAATCAACGATATAACTGTTGTTGCTATCATGGTAAATCTGTAAGTCAGAGCCAGCACCAAACTGTGCCTTGACGTTATCGCCAAGTGATAGGTTGCCTGTCATCGTATCTCCAGATATGGAGACAGATTCTGTATCACCTTGAGTGCTTAGATCGTTTAAAGATGCAGCCGTAACACGCAACGCAACTTCATCACCGGAAGAATGGCTAATAGCAGACGTACCGTCTTGCGCCCGCTGAATGGTAAACGTGGTCCCAGAAACACCTGTTACCTTGACAATTTCAGATCCCGAATCAATACCTATTGTCGCGTAGAAATAATCGCCACTCCCAAGAGTTGGGAATAGAGAAGCGCTGGTAACACTAATAGACGTTGCTGAGTCAGAAACGCCACTAGCCAGCGTAGTGCTAGCTAGGTTCGAAAACTTAATCGCCATTTATGGCTCCTAGCTAGCTGTAATTGTCCACGTTATGGAAAGACTATCCGTATTTGCCTTGTTTATAATCGAGAATACCGTTCTGCAAAGCATTGTTCCGCCAGAAGATGCATTCAAGATTGCTGCCTCAACAACACCAGCAGCAGAGGCAGGTGTTCCAGCTGGGAACGTCGCCACATAAACAATGTCGTTTCCTGAAGCTGTTGTGCTAGTTAAAGCAACTCTAGCAACCTCAGAACCTAACGTAGTATTTCCAACCGCAGCAGCGGTGCTAGATGTACCAATAGCCATGTGACTCATAACGCTAGCTGATGTTCCAGCCATGCGAGAAGCAACAAAGGTCTTACCGGTAGTAACAACCAAATTGGGAATTTCTTGTGTTTCTTTTACGGTGCCATTCTCTGCTATTAGGTTAACAGTCAGGCGCCCTTTTAATTTAAGATCATCAACGATCATGGTAGGTCTCCGAATTAATCAGCATTCAATTCTAAAATTGCCGAGTATTCTTAAAAACCGGCAATACTGAACTGTCAGATTTTCCTATCCATGAAGACAGCGTAGATACGTCTTGTAGCTTTACTATATATATAGCTGACTTCGACGCATAAAAGTCATTAAATCTCTTACCATTATAGGCGCTGAAAGAGTATTTGACAAAGTAAATAATTCCTGCTCAGCGCTTCAATTGTTACTAGGCATTTAATACCATATTGCCCATTAAGGACTTGTTAAGAACAGAGCTTGTTATTAAGTGATCAAACTCTAACGTTTCTGTTAGTCCTATTACGTTTGTTTTAACACCTTCAACATCTTTATCTATTTGAGCAAAATCATCTAACGTAAAGAAGTCTTGAAGTGTCTTGCTTACAACAAATGATGAGATGTCCTCAGAGACTGTCAATGAATCTGAAGGCTCACCTGTAACAGTTACAACACCAGACAGTTCGTTAAAGACAAAGTTATTTGGCTGTCTTGTTATTGTTAAATTATCAAGAATAAATGCAGGCTCTGATATTCCCTTACCTACATTAAATGTCTGTGACTCACTAAATGACTGTGTATCGAATATTCCTTTATTGGGGTGAGTAGTTGTTTCATCCGCAAAATTAAAATTATCAGAAGTAGCTTTACCAAAGCTTACCGCATGAGCATCAACCACGCTCACAGGGCTGTTAAACTGTCTTATAAATGTAAGAAGAGTGTGTACGTTTTCAGTAAATGAAAAATTATCTGATGCTAATTTACCCACAGAAAACGTGTTTACATCTAGCAGGCTGACAGAATCTTGTTCAACTTTACCGGCATGAGTTCTGGCAAAGTCAGAAAAGCTAAAATCATCTGATAAAACTTTACCGACAACAAATACAGGATCTGCAGAAAGGAAGCCGACTTGATCTGAAACCGATTTGGTTACTGCGAATACAGCAGCATCATTAAATGCAAACTGATCATCAAAGAGGTAAATAGTTCGTTCAGCGTTAACGTGAACATCATGCAGATATAAGTTTTTCCAATTAGCAACCGCGACCAGTTTCTGAAAAGAAACCTGATTGCCAAGTGCTGGAACTAATGAGGCATCAATACTTAAATTGCGATGCGTTGCAGTAGCGTGTACTGATCTAAAACTTACAGTCGCTCTGATAGCCATGAGCGATTAACCGAACTGAGATCTAACTTTAAACTTAATTAAATCCAAAACAGTTTGAGTTCTTGATGATGAGTCCGTGAACTCTATTTCACCTTCTAAAACTCCACTTGATGACAAAGTGTCTGAGTCAAATAAGAATGTTACCTTGCCTTGAGTTGGATTGGTTATAGTTCCAAGAAGAGTGTCAATCAAAGCTGTTTGACCCACAGTCCGAACTCTCATCCGAACTGAGCCATTAGTTAAATCAAGCGCTGCAAAGGTAGTAGGGTCATCTGTATCCAAGACCAATCCTGCAGCTGCTGTATTACTATCTTTTAAAGTTATCTCTATTTCAGGAAGCTGATCACCCTGAACCAAATCAATAGTTGTTAAATATGCCATTAGATAAATGCCCTCGCTTTACAGGTTAGAGATCCACCACTAAATCCATATTTAACCTGACGTATCACACGACCAACGCTTCTCTCAAAAAGCTGCTTATTTACACCAGCAGCACTTGGATTAGACCAAGGTTGACCTGACATCATTTGCAGCCGGTACAAAGCTCCATGAGAAATTGCTTCCCTATGCTCCTTTCCTACACTATCTGGAATGCTTGAGCTGGTTGATGTAGGTTTAACCGAATACAGAACTCGAAATGAATCTGATTCAGCGGGAATTGGTGCTATGTAAAAATCTAGGTTGTCACGTTGAGCGTAATAGGCTGGAGTACCAGTTGTGTTTTCATCACCTAATCTCAAAAGTAACTGGCTATAGCTAATAGGCTTTAATGCAGACTTATCATTAAAAATATCAAGTATGTGATTTAACTCTGTACCAGAAGGTAAAGAAACGGCATATTCATTTAAACCTGCAATGACTGTAATAAACTCAGGTTCTGGAATATAGATATCAGTTCTAGCACAGAAATCTATTGCCGAATCTCTCACCGACCTTTCAATAAGAAAGTCAGGAGCGCCTTGCGCCTCAGGTCTAACGTACAAAGAAAAATCAGAATACTTCATTAGCCATTACCCATCATAGGTGGTACCGGAGTAGTTGCGCTATCTGCTTGAGTCTTAACGCCTAACGCATTAGCAAAGCTTTGATAGTGCATCATTGCTCTCTGAGCGTTACCAGCAAACTCAGAATCCTTCTGATATGAGCGATACAATACATAATCTAATATGCAATTCGCATAAACATCGTCGAGACTGATAACTGTAGTGTCTGAAGAAAAATCACTTATAGAAATTTCTGAAGGCGCAGAGCTGTATATAACCTCTAAGCTATGAGTACCACTCGCACCTTTTGGATAAATATAAAAATTCTTTGGGTCGGCAGGATCATAAACATAGTGTTCAATCTTGTTTGTTCCCGCTGCTGTTTCATGCCAGTTAGGCAAAGTTTCATCAAGTATTCTTCTTTCAACCTGAGTAACTGCTCTACCACTTACATTTCTAACTACATCAATCAAGCGCAAAGCTTGTGATGGTAGTGTCTGCTTACTGCCTGTTGTGCAAGCAAACGTTGTATTTACCATTGCAGCATCAGGTCGATGCAATACAACTTCTTTTTGAGCGTCGTTAAAAAACTTTAAAAGCTCTGTGTTTGGAAACCGGACATTCGTATTATCCTGAAGAATAATTGCAGCCCGATCCAAAATGTCTAATACCTTAGTTGTCGCCATTGTCGGTCTCCCATTCGATTACTTGTAAATCGGGGTTGTTTTTAAAAATCGGGTTGTAGTCAAACTCGTTACCGGTGATGACGTTTTTGACCCGCTTTGGGACAAGCTCTTCAGTCTTCTTTGGAGGGTTAGCTTTATCTTTTGCTAGCCTCTGCACCTGATCTTCTAGCTGTTCAAGGGTTAGCCTTCTATCTAGCTTGACGTTAAAGTCTTCCTTCGCCTGAATGAATATCTCGTCTTTTTTTGTCTTTGCTTTCTTTGTCATAAGTGACTCGCTAAAAAGGGGGAGGAAAACCTCCCCCAATTATTAGCCGATATCTTAGGTCCACTTACCAACGCAAAGTGCGTCAGGAGTGATTACCTTAGAACCGTACACCTTCAATCCACGAACCTGATCGCCAAAAGTGCTTTCCATGCGAACAGTTTCAGTGTTAGTGAACTGCGACGCGAAAGAAATAGCTTTTGGGTGACCTGCTAGGACATGCGTGTAGCCTGAGTCAGCACCAGATGCTGCGGTGTAAACCATGTTGCTCTGGAAAACTTTGAAGCGGTCAACCATTCCAACCAAGCCGTTACGGAGAGGTGAAGTAGCATCGCCAGTCAAGTAAGCTTGACGTAGCTCAGACTGCTTGAGCATAGAGATAAACTCAGGAGAAAGAACGATGAATCGACCTTCTTCTGGAATATTCAGCTCATCAAGAGTCTTGGATAGAACCAAGATGTTTTCCAAGATGTTGGATGAAGTAATAGTAGTTTGAGAACCGATAGTGGTTGCACCAGTTACGGCAGCTGACAATACGTCAGTCTCAACAGCAATACGCATACCTTCAGAAGCATCAGTAGATGCAGCTTCCAACATATTAATGTCAGCTTGAGCAGCCAATACATCATCTACTTTAAAGCTGTAGTACTTAGCTTTATCAATGAGCATTTCCACCTTAGCAGTAGTTAGCTCTTGAGTAGTGATTGATCCGCTATAGTCGTTGATAGTTACAGCAGGAACTGTACGTACAACAATCTTGTCGCCCTGACCAGAGATTTCACCTTCATAATCGGTGTTTGAAATTTCGGGTAGAATGGATTTGCTGTAAAACTTCGCCTGAAGGAGTTTTGAAAACACCTCTGGGATGAAGTTCACCTCAGATGTAGTACCCGTTGAAAATTGTGAAAAAGACATTTTAATACCTCACAAGAGATTGATTAGCGGCGTATCGATCCACTTTCCATCGCCTTGAGTATTTCTGTTTGATGCTTTTCAAACACTTTGTTTGGCATCCTCATAATCTCATCGACGGTCCAGTATTTCTTATCGCCTTTAATTTGTGACTTTCGAGCCTTAGGCATCTTCGGTTCTGCAACCGTCTTAGCCCGCTCAAGAGTCTGCTCTTGCAGCGTGGGAGCCGGTACACCCATATCAGCTTTAAATCGAGAGAGAACTGTGTTCACATCATTTGACGAACCTTCTTGTATCCAAGTCTTCGTCTGAGCATCTGCATCTTCTAACCAGTTCAACCAGTCTGCCGTCTCAATAATCTGATCGACATCAGGGTGCGCTGATCGAATCCGCTCAAAGTGCTCAGCTTGCGCCTGCGCTTCTAGCTCTTGATATTTACTTTGTTCTTGCTCGGCTAAAGCATCTTTAGCTTTACCAACTTCATCTTGCGTCCGTTTAAGCTCATCAAGCAAAGGTCCGGCTAAATCAGGGTAGTCTTCCCTAATCTGTGCCAGCTTGCTGTCATCCCTAGAAACTTCTACAAGTTGACTCTTCAACTCTGTAACACTTTTGATCAGGTCGGCGTTATGCCGCTTCAAGTCAGCCGCTTCTTGAGTTGCTTTCGTCATTCTCGCCTGTGCGCCTTTCATTGCTTTCTCGGCTTTTTGTAAAGCCAACTTCAGTTCCGAGTCCTCGCTGCGTTCTGACTCTTCTACTGTGTCCTCATCCGCTTTAATCTCAGCCGTATCCGTGGGATCGGGGGCTTCTACTTGCAGCTCGTCCGGTTCTTCTGGGGTATCCACTTGAGGTTGATCTGCCTCTGGGGTCTCAGTCCTACCTTTAGTCATCTGCTCGAACAATTCTTTAGCTTCTGCTTCCAGTCGCGCTGGGTCATTTCTCTTTGACATTGTTATTTCCTTCGAGTCCCACATGGGGATATTCGTTAGTCGATTGCGGATATCCTCTTAGGGGTCCGCGCTTTGTCTAGAACGGCTTTTGCCGCATCTTCAAGTTCAAGCATAAATCGCAGCTCTAAAAGCCTGCCTTGCTCAAACCTAAAATTTGTTGCATCCGCTCTTTCCAACAAGTCTTGTGCGCTATCAAATCTGGCTTTAATTAAGCCCGACAGGAGATCCCATTCCGGCATCGACCTGAGACGGAGGACCGCCTGCGCTTGCTGCTTGTTGCATTTGAGCTTGGAGTAACTGTTGTTGTTGCTGTTGTTCAAGAGCAATCTGCTCCTCAGTCTTCATAATTTTATCTGGGTCTATATCCATGCTTTGAGCTATCTCTCTCAAAAGCTCAGTCTGCTTAACAACTCCGCCTGAGTTGTCGCCAACAATAGATAAGAACTGAAGTAGCCTCTGACTTTGTACTTCTTTCTGTACAAGCGCAGTGCTTCCTCGAGCTACAATTCTTAAGTCACCCTTAGACTTCTCATTGGTTCCAAATTCCATATTGAAATGAAATAAACTTTCAATCATTGGTTCAATCAAGAAGTCATCAATATTTTTAATGGTGCTTTTAAGAGCAATGTTTGCTGCTCCCATAAGCATAGACATACCGGTTGCCGTCTTGTTTAAACCTTGAGTCTGCTCACCGTGTGTATAGGAGGGCAGTGACGTGGTCTCATCAGCAAATCGACGGAAAATCTCAACAATCTGATTTAATCCGTTAGCATTTGCGACAGGCTGATACCATCTGACAGCAGGCATAGAACCGTCTCCACCCTCACGCAAGAATACTCGCCAAGGATGGATGTCTGTCGGGTCTTCTCCTGCTGCAAGCAAGTCTGTATTCACCTCAACCATAGGACCAGAAGACAAAGCCATATTGTCTAGCCAAATTCTAGTTGCGGTGTTCATAGTTCCCTGTGAATCTCGCATCATGCGAGGCACACCTGTACCCCAGAACTGATGAGGTGACCTTTCATAAGGGAAGATGTGATATGGAATCTTGTAACCAGTGATCGGGTTTAGCATAACTTTCAGCACTTTCCCGTCACAGAACCAAACACAAGCAGAGTAATCATCTGAAAGATCTGAACCTTCAGGAAGCTCTATGCCATGCTCTTCTAACTCGTAACCATCAACTGTTCCCCAATACTCCATAACAACAAAGCGATTGGACTCAGAGTTCTCATTAATGCCAGCAATTCTTCGGCGAGTAGTCTCATGGTCTTCTTCAGTATGATTACCGTTACGGTGAATCTTAAGTAAGTACCTGACCATGTCAGAATCAAACTGTGGCAAGTCAGCTAAATCTCGCATTTGACGGCGTGTCAAAACATGACGCCGGAATAAACCATCACAATCTTCAAGTGTCGTACAATAAGGATCAGGATATAGATCAAAAATACTGACGCTTTCCACATCAGGAGCAACAGTTTCTACAACGCTTAGCGCATATCCCTGCTCACCAGTCTCAGGGTCTAGCATTTTTGAGTAAGACTGCTTTTTATCAATACGTACCGTGCCAGCTTTTACAGCACCAGAACCAAAGATACATGCTTCTAACATGCTTTCTTTTAGTTTCATTTCAGCATTGGTTTCTATTAGCTGATCTTCTATATCAATTGTCATAGACTCAGCAGCTTCACGAGCTATTTCTTTTTCAAGCTCTAAAAACTCTCCCTCTAGCTCCATCATCCGAGCTTTGACTAAGTCCTGATTCATCATCGGGTCTTGTCCAGAAGCCATCATGATCTGATCCATAGCCATTTGACGCATCTCCATCGCCTTTAACGGATCAATCTGCGGTACGGGTGTAGGATCTACAGAGAAGAAAACATCGCCGTGCTGAAACAACAGGTCTATGATTCGGCTGTAAGCAGCCATTACTTTTGTTCGTGTTAGCCCGACGAATACTTTTGATCGTGAACCAGACGCGGCATCTAGGCGTGCAAGTACATCAGGCTCATAAATGCCCTGATATTGGCGTAAGTCTTTTAGCCACTCGTTTTCTGTTTCTTTACGAGCGTCCTTGTACTCTTGAAAAGTTCCGGCAAGTCTTGAACCAAGGCTCTGCATACTTTGTGCTTGCAGACCATCTGGTTCTTTTTCTAACTCTTCTTCCTCGCCTTCATACTCTAGCTCATGCATAGATTAATAACCCGTCACAGGATCTAACGATTTAAAACGTTTTTGTATAGTCCGGTGCCGAGGTCTCGGCATAGAAGCAAGTCCATGCAGGGCAATAGCATAAGCCATCACCCTGTCATCATAACATCCATTTTGAGAATTGTAACTCCCTTTATCATCAATGATGTAAGTTCGCAACTCATTTAATAGTTCAATATCTGCAACACCACTTTCACCCTGCCTTAACAAGGTCGCTAGATTGTCAACAATTAAAGGTTTAGTTTTACTTGTTGTTAAGAATCCTCCGCGTTTTGTCAAGCGATCTCCGTAGGCACCATCGACAGAACTTTCTACAAATAAATTTGAATAACCTAAATCCTGTATTTTTCGAAGCGTACCCAGACCGTGATTGTTACGCTCAACGATTACATATGCGGTGTTATAGCGTTTACCTAACATTGCAACTAGGGCGCCATAATCAAAAGGATCAATGTGACCATGCCAGCAGGCTACCTGATTACCTAGAGAGTCAAGTACTTGAGCACAGCTATAATCGCCATAAGCTAGACCTTCGGCAACGTCCACCCCAATACAATAATTTTCTTCTCTTAAGGGCGGATACCACTCCTGATAATTTCCATGCTCACGTTCAATTAAGTTGCCATCAATAATGTCGCCTTTAAAATCTGCGGTGTAACAATTACTCTCACACTGAGAAATAGCTGTCTCTTCCACAAAGCAGCGACCTGAAGTAAGAAACGCTTCAAGGGGTGTGCTTGGATACTCCTGTCTAAAAAGATCTGTTCCGCCCAGCTCATCTAATTTTGCGCGTCTAAATGAAAGTTGAGAGTCGTCCAAATTATATTTTTGGGCAAGGTCATACTCTTCAGGGGTGGCAACAAAATAGGGTGATGGTTTTTTTCTATACTCGGGCATCCAGTACCAAGGTATAAAACAAGTAATCCATTCAGACTCACCACGCAAAGACTTCATCACCTGATCGTAAAACCAACCACCAGCACCATTCGCAGTACTTTCTAAAATAACTTCAGTATTCTTACCACCAACTGTCTGTAAGAGACCTGCGACTATGTCTGATCCTTGTGGGTAGAACGCCACTTCACTTCCGTGGACAAATCTATTTGTTTGTCCTCGTCCTGTTTGTGTCGATCTCGCTGTGCCGACGCGGTATCTTGAATTGATTTCATCAAATACCAGCGTTGACGCCGACTGACTAGCGAGCGGCGGTTTAAACGCAGGATGCGGGACATTGTCATAAAAGTATCTCACCATGTTAAAGATTGCGTTAGTTGATTCGGCAAGATGCGACAGTACGAATGCGTTAGCGTTACGGTTCTGCGTTACTTTCCAGAAATTTCTGCCCTGTGTGTATGTCGATATTCCGGTTTGGCGTGCTTTAAGTACCAAAGCACGGATATTTCCCTGTTCAGCGAGCTGATTTTCGAGCATTTTGTGGACATGCATCTGAGCTGAATTAAGCACGAAAGGCTTAGATTCACCCTCTTTTGTCACGATTTTTAGCATGTTTTTGCTATATAAAGGGAAGTTCCCCTTTAACTTTCGAGCTACGTCTTCAATTCTCAAAACTATTCACCACCGCACGACACCACCAGACAAGATCATGGTCATTCATCGCGCCTCTCATTAGATTTACTCGGGCACAAACAAGTCGAATATTGCCTTCTATATACCCTTTCGACGTATCAATCCTGTCAGGACTAACGGAAAAATCTGAATGATCCGTTGAAATGTGCATAGGTATGTTGGAAATAGCGCAAATCCCTCTCTGCTGATCGTATAAGCGCGACAAATAATCAAGCGATACCGTAGCACCTTCATAATTTTTTGCCTTATGGCGTTGTTTTAGGGAGGTTAATATCTTTGTAAGAAATCCCTCCAAACTAGAATTAGCTCTTTCTTTATTTTCTAAAGTGCGGCAGTCGTTGCATTTTTTGCGATTACCATTAAAAGAACTTAAGGGTTTTGTAATCCCGCAAACGGTGCATTTTTTATTACCAGACGCCAATCTACGTCCCTCGTAATCTCCTCAAACCTTGCCACTGCTTTACGGCTACTACTTACAGCCACACGATCTCCCATAAGACCTGTGCCTAGCCCTATACATCCCTGAACATCTTTTGAAAAATTTGCTACATGGATAAGGATATAAGTTCTATCCGGAACATCCTTTATGTGCCATGTCTCACCAAAGCGAGGAGAGTCTCTCCATCCTGCCTCATAGCTTCCTTCCGGAATACAGGAAACATTTGGGGCGTTATCTAACCAAGGGCGCTCAATCGTATAGAATTTTTCTCCATCAAAATCTATTACGCCTAAAGTCCCTTCTGGGTGATAACAGAATCTATTTAACTCAATATCAATCACGCTATGCTTGACCTCTTTTCCTAGCTCTAAGAGCCTTCCTGTCTTTGCGCTCCGCCTTGGAGTCATCAGCTCCAAAAATACGATCATAGTTGTCAGCAAACTTCTTACTATTTTCTGGGCGGCGGTTATCACCCTTGCTGTAAAGTGTTTCACGAGAATTTTTCATTTCCGGTGCCTTGCTGTTTTCTTAGCTATCTTCTTGGGCTGAGCACTGTGCTGCTTACCAGCCTTTGTATCAGTACGTTTTTTTCTACTAGTGGCGGCATACTCCTTTTTACTCAAAGAGTCTCGAGCCGACTTAGGCAGATATCGCTCACCTGTAGCCTTCTTACCTTGAGTAGAGTTCTTACCACTCTTAGTGCCCCATTTTTCTCCGGTCCACTTCTTTAAACTCTTTTGAGGTTTCTTAAGTGCCATCAGTCTCTATAGCCTCCACCTGCTGCCTTGTATTCCTTAGCTAACATTTGAGCCTTACGAGCACTCCACTGACCCGCAGACCCACCTTTACTGCCAGCCTTAATCTTGTTAAACAGTCGCTTACGCATGGCAGGCTTCGTATAATTACCCGCACTGTTTACCGTCGATTTTTTCTTGGGCGCAGCCTTCTTCTTTGCAGGCATTACTTCTTCTTAGCTTTAGCTTTTGGCTTAACAGCCGCTTTTTTAGCCGCAGCTTTAGCTTTAGCCATTCCAGATTTTGTATATGAATATTTCTTACCGTTGACCATTGGCATAATTAGCTTCCTTTTTTCCACTTAGTTGAAGGCGACTTCGTTTTAGAGGGCGCCCATTTGGTTTTTGCAGCCCAATAAGCTGCACTCATCTTTCCTTTGCTGATATTCTTTGCATGTCTAGATTCAAAAGCCTTTCTTTGACCTACCGTCTGATTAGTTTTTACACCCTGCTGTCCAAATCTAATCGTTTTAACCTTGCCACCTTCCTTAGCTACAACAACATGAGACTTAGTCGGGTGAGACGGAGTACGCTTGGGCTTGTTATAACCACTAACCCCAGCGCTCTTTAACCTAGAATCTTTTTTCTCTGCCATATCAAACCTTCTTATCAACAAACCTGCTGTGTTTTTGATAACCCTTGCACTTGTTACACCAGACAACAGACTTATATGGCTTAACCGTGTATACACATGTGCAAATTTCATCCTTTTTTATAACTGCTTTTTGTATATTTGATACCGTAGGTACTCTCATAAGGACCGCCCCCCCTAATCAACTAGGTGCAAATGCACCCCATCCTCAGAAGAAAGCTCTATCAACGTATAAACAGCATCCGTTAACTGCTCAGTCAGGTAATAAGCCTGCGTACCAAAGCGTAAAGACGCAATATGAGGAAGAATAAACGTATCAAACGCAATCTCATCCATGTCTAAGTAGTCAAGTGCCGTAACACGATGCATTAATAGTTGCTTCATTTTTGCCTCGGTACTCTCATAAGACCCGTCGGGGGTCAAAATACGGCGGTAGGGGCTGATATTGCCCCCATGGAACCACACTCTCGATCGGCGCCAGAAGCCAGAAACTACCCCGACCCCTACCTTTTATTACGCATGACCCGCGATACCACACATCACCTTTTATGGACCATTTGCCCTATGAGCAGTTGATCGAACTAGTGTAAGTCCTTGATATTGCTAGGCTCTTCATCTCCAAAATCCTCAACTTCAGGCTCTTCAAGGTCCAAATCAGCCAAAAAGGAACCGTTATACTGCACAACTTCCTGCTTTTCTGGTGCAATCCAGCCCTCAGCCTTGAATAATTGCTCGATAGCCCTGAGACGGTCAGAATCCCTCTTAGCCGCCGTTCCCAGCTTCTCCAACCTATCGATCCACTCAACC